CCCAACATTCTTAAAATATGCCAGCGTCATCTGGATATCTTCTTCTTTGACATCTAGGCGGACGGCTAGTTCTTTTTCAATAGTTGGCAACATTCCCTCGTAGTAGATAACACCATCCGTAGCCAATGATTCCAGCATGAGCATCTGATATACGATAATCATATCCTTCCCGCCCGGCATTCGTAGAGCCTGCTTGATAGCTAGATTTTTAAAAAAATTCTGGTCTAGCTTTAACCAAAAATAGACTTTCTTTTGCTGCGATGCTGAGGTCTATGGCAATGCTAGGGTCTATGGCGATGCTGGGGTAAAATCGCCAAAAGATTACATTGTTTTCAAAAATTCGTGGTCCAGCTTCAGGTGGTTTACTTACACAAAATCAAACAAAATGTGGAAGGTTGGCTGTTTCTATGGATCAGGCCAAGAATTGATTGAAAAGGCCTATCAAGATAGCGAACAGTCTGGCAAGTGTTACGAAGCATATGTAAATCTGGTGCTTGAATTGGAGAAGCTGGATGACTGACAAAGAGAAACTAGAGCAAATCAGCCTGTCTCTTGAAAAATTTCAGCGGACAGGGGATGTAGAGCATTTAGAAGATATTGAAAGGATTTTAGAATATGACGGGCTTTCAGAATTTGAAGAATGATTAGAAAGTTGTGAGGGTGAATGGCATTAAAAGAAAATAAACGATATTACTGGTTGCAGTTGAAGGAAGAATTTTTCACCTCAAAAGAAATGAAGCTTCTCAGACGGTTGCCGGGAGGAAACGAACATACGATTATCTATCTTAAAATCATGTTAGCTAGTCTGCAAGATAGCGGAAAAATTTATTTTGAAAATCTAGGACATGATTTAGCAGAAGAAATTTCATTGCTGATTGATGAAGATATCGAGGCAGTAAGAATGACATTGTTGTTTTTGACAAATAAACAATTGCTAACTACAAAGGATAAATTTGAATTTCAACTTGAACAAGTTCCAGAGTTAATAGGTAGCGAAACAGCAAGTACACGTAGGTCTCGCAAGTATCGAGAACTCCAAAAAACGTTGCAATGCAACACCAATGCAACAGAACGCAACGGAGAGATAGATATAGAGAAAGAGATAGATATAGAGTTAGAGTTAGATGTAGATGATAGAAAAACCACCACCGACACAAACATTCAAAATTATTATCAACAAAGAATTGGTCCATTAGATGGTTTTCAGTTTCAGCAACTTACCGAATATGTAACTTCGGATGGAATGGAGGTAGATGTTGTTATCAGAGCAATTACAGAAGCTGCTGACAACGGCAAACGGAACTTCAAGTATATCTTAGCTATTTTACGCAATTGGAAACAGAATGGAATAAAAACCATTGTTCAAGTGGAAGACAGGGAACGACAGCGAATCGAACAAAAGGCCAACTCTCAACAAAATGGACATAACTCACAACATCAGCGAACAAATGTTCCAATTTGGTCAACTGAGCCAGTAAAGACCGAACAGACTACAGAAGGACAAGCAAAGTTAGCAGAACTCTTTGCTGAATTGGAACAGATGGAAAAAGGGGAGGATTGACTATGTTTGATTATGATACTTGGCTTAGCACGCCGCCTGAACCTTTGTCAGAGCCTGATGTTGATGAAGATGAGGCTTATGACAGATGGAAAGACAACGTGGCCATGGGCTACCAATAGCGAAAAAGAAAGACAAAAGAGGAAAAGAAAATGACCGTAACAGACATTCAAACAGCAGAAAAGAACTTTTTAGAAGACCCTCAAACTTTGAATAGTACCATCGTCAGGAAGTATCTTGACCCTAAAGGGACAGCAACAGATGAGGAACTGGCTTATTTTATCGCTCAAGCAAAAGTTCAAAACTTAAACCCATTTACCAAGGAAATTTATTTTATTAAATACGGCAATCAGCCTGCACAGATTGTGGTAGCACTCAAGGCCTTCCAGAAGAAGGCGGATGCTCACCCAGAGTTTGATGGTATGGACTCAGGAATTATCTATGAAAAAGATGGCGAAATCAAGCGTTCTGATGGAGCATTTTTGCCAAAAGATGCCGAAATTTTAGGGGGGTGGGCAACTGTCTATAGAAAAGACCGTAGTCATCCAACCAAAGTAGAAGTGACCTTCTCTGAGTATGACAATTCAAAAATAAGAAAAGAAGGACCAGTGAACTCCTATGGAAAAGAAAACAAACCCAATACATGGGATGACAAACCAAGTGTCATGATTAGGAAAGTAGCCATTGTCACAGCACTCAGAGAAGCGTTCCCAAATGAATTGGGTGGTGTATATGAAGCTGATGAGCTACGCGAACTCAAAGATGTCACCCCAACTGAAACCCGTGATGAAGTCATGGCACGTAAACAGGCACAGATTGAGCAGATGAAGCAAGAGCAGACTAGAAAACAAGCCGAACCAGTAGATACTAGCTATCCAGCTGATGAAGTGCCTGACTACACCGAAGAAACAGGGCAAGGCGAGCTGTTTTCCGGTAAATTAGAGTATTAGGAGGACAACATGCAAGAATTACAAGCAAAAGTAACGCAGGCACAGGTTGAAATCATTGACCGTGAGAAATTTGAGCAGAATATCAATGAAGTTGTGTCCAAGTACGAAAATTACACGGTCACGGCTGCAACCATCAAAGATGACAAGCAAGTTTTAGCTGACATACGCAAACTCAAAAAACAAATCTCTGATGAACGTATCAAGATTAAACGTGAGCTGTCACAGTCTGCTGATGAGTTTGACAAGTATATCAAGGACACCAGCGAACCAATGGACAAAGTCATTGATAAGATTGCGTCTGATGTCAAGGAATTTGAAGACCATCAGAAAGCTGTCCGCCTTGATACTGTCAAGAGTTACCTGGCTAATAAAGCAGCCGAGTACATGCTTGACCCACGTATCTTTGATGAAAAAGCCCTTGAATATATCAAGGCTGGCGACTTTATGGCGGATGGTGTGACCTTGAAGAAAGTCACCATGAAATCTCTTGAGGACATGGTCACATTTGAATATCAAAAACAACAAGAGCATGAAAAAGAAAAAGCCACCATCTCCGGGCAATGTGCTGAGTACGGTATGACTGACCAACCGTACATTCGTATGTTACAGTCAATGTCTTTGGCTGATGTAATGCAACAAATCATGGCAGATTATCAGTTTGAAAAGCAGAAAGCAGAAACGCGAAGAGCTGAGGAAGAAAGAGAGCAACTTCTAGCCACTCAGCGAGCAAAAGAACAGGAACAAGCTCAAGTTTCAACAGAAAGCCGTCATTTTGACCCAGAAACAGGCGAAATCTTGGAAAATGGACAATCGCCCAAGAATGACATTGAAGCTCTCAGAGAGGCTGAAAATGGCTTAAAACAATACAAGCAAAAAATGACCTTGGAAGTGTATTTTGAAAGTGCAGATGAAAAAGAACACTTTAAGGCAACACTTGCACAAGCTGGCTTTGAATACAAGAAAAATTATCAAGTCAGCGGTTATCAAAATATTAAGCCACTTAGTCAAGAAGAGCTGGCTGAACAGTGTGGATGGTAATCATGGAAATTAGACAAGTATCAGAAAGTATTCATATACAAATGGAAAAGAGGTGAATTAGTATGATTAATTCAATTTGTTTGGTTGGAAGAATGACCAAGGACGCTGAACTTAGATACACGCCATCTAATGTAGCGGTAGCAACGTTCACACTTGCCGTCAATCGCAACCGTAAAAAGGTTAGGAATAGAATTTGGAGAAGAAGATGAACAAACCACAGATAGCGAGAGTTGATAGAGATATGTACGAATCTGGCAGACGATTACCCCACTTATGGTCCATTGGAAATGAATTGAAATTTTATCGTGTTACATGTAATTGGGGATTAAATCACCGTACGCAACATTTTTACCATGTACTGGCTTATAGCTGGGAGCAGGCAAAAGATATGGCAAGAAGTGAATACGCTAGAACTCATTATATCTCTAAAGATTGGGTAAAAATTTATTAGAAAATGGAGGAATTGAAATGATTGAATTACTAAAAGAGGTTGGAATGGCGTTCGTTTGGCTCATGCTGGGCTATCTAGTCGGTGAACGCAATGCAGGAAAGGACAAGTCAGATGATCAATAATGTTGTACTGGTTGGAAGAATGACAAAGGACGCTGAACTTAGATACACCCCCTCTAATGTGGCGGTAGCTACGTTCACTCTTGCTGTCAATCGCAACCGAAAAAACGAAAACGGAGAGCGTGAGGCTGATTTTATTAACTGTGTGATTTGGCGCCAGCAAGCTGAAAACTTAGCAAATTGGGCTAAGAAAGGGGCTCTGATTGGTGTTACAGGTCGCATTCAGACTCGTAGCTATGACAATCAGCAAGGGCAACGCGTCTACGTTACTGAGGTAGTTGCAGAAAGTTTCCAACTCTTGGAAAGTCGTGCTTCCCGTGAAACCCAAGGGGGCGGTTATTCAGCTGGTAATTCCTTTGCTGGTGGCAATGATTATAACTCGCCTTATCAAACGCCTGCGCAATCCACACCGAACTTCACTAGAGAAGAAAGTTCATTTGGAGCAAACAATCCAATGGATATATCAGACGATGACTTACCGTTTTAAACATAAAAAAAACAAAAAGTAAAAGCGGGGCGACTAGTTGAAATTTGAATTTATTTTATCAAATACTAAACACAAAAAAGAAATGTTGAATGCTAACGATAGGCCACATTGGGCACAGAAAGCTAAAATTACCGCTTATCTTCGCCGTATAGCGTTTTTGAAAGTCTCCGATGGTAAATATACCACCCACACAAAAAAACGCCCCTGTGGGCTTGTAGTGACGATTTACGCACCGACCAAAAGACGGATGGACCCGCCGAACTTTTATCCGACTGTAAAAGCCCTAGTTGACGGTATGACAGATGCAGGTATCTGGACGGATGATAATCATGAGGTGATTAAGTACATGACTTTTAAATACGGTGGCTTGAGTGGACTGAAAGATAAATACAAAATCGAAATCGAGGTAAAAGAAGTACATGAGTAATTTTGAAGAATTAAAAGACAAGGTTGTCCATTGGGCATTTGAGAGGGATTTGCTAAGGAGGTGGAATGGTTTTTACTAGTATAAAGACCGAAGGAAAAACAAAACTGGAAATCAGATTATCTGATGATCAATTGGAGCATGTTGCCAATGATGGATCGATTACTTTTGATACTTCGCAACCAATGATTTGCGATAAGATAACAATTAGTCAACTCCTGGTCAAGGATGTTACAAGCCCAATAGTTAGACGTGACAGGACACTAATTAGTAGGCGAGATTTAGCTATTAAGGATATAGCTTGCGATAGTTCTCAGATGGGAGTGAGGTTAGGGGGACAGATGACTAAACGAGAATGGTTTATCGAAATTGCGAAAATTGCGTTACTTCTGAGCAGTGTTTTGCTTCTTATGGTAGTAATATACTCACAGGGCTACAACACCGCAAAATCCGAAATGCAACGTCCAATCATCCACGTAGTCGACAACGCAGGCGGTGTGATGGTGGGTGAGATTACAGACAAAGAAATTATAGAGGGACGCTACACGGTCACTGCTGGCGCTTATGGTAAGTTTTTAGTTACTAAAGAACAGTACGAAAGCCTCAAGGTTGGTGACCCGATACCAGAATTTTTGAAAGGACGGGAAGAATGAAATTTGAATTATTTAATGACCACTTTGAGAATTCGAAGCGGTATAACATCCCACGGGCTCAGCTGATTATTGCTGATATACCGTATAACTTAGGAAACAATGCTTATGCCAGTGATCCGCGTTGGTATAAGGATGGTGATAATGCGAATGGCGAAAGTAAATTGGCTGGCAAGTCATTCTTTGATACAGATAATGATTTCAAAATCAATAATTTCTTTGATTTTTGCAGTCGGCTGTTGAAGAAAGAACCTAAAGAAAAGGGCAAAGCCCCAGCAATGATTGTATTCCACGCATGGCAACAGAGGGATATGGTTATCGAGTGTGGCAAAAAGCATGGATTTAACAATGCCTATCCGCTATATTTTACCAAGAAATCTAGCCCGCAAGTCTTAAAAGCAAATATGAAGATTGTGGGAGCTGTGGAAGAAGCTACAGTATTGTATCGTGACAAGTTACCGAAATTTAACAACAATGGTGCTATGGTACTCAATCATGCGCCTTGGGAAAAAGACAGTGCTTATCCAACTATCCACCCTACACAAAAACCAATTCCAGTGCTTAAACGGTTGATTGAGATCTTTACAGATGAGGAAGACGTTGTCATTGACCCAGTAGCAGGAAGTGGGTCAACATTGAGGGCTGCAATCGAGATGAATCGGTCGGCTTATGGATTTGAAATTAAGAAGGAATTTTACAAGAAGGCAAAAGAGCAGATGTTATCTAGTTATCAGCCCAGTTTGTTTTGAGAAGGCAGAGCAGATGACGATATATGATTTTTTGGAGGAAAATAAATGATTAAAGTATTTGAAGCATTTAGCGGTATAGGAACGCAACGGATGGCGTTAAGAAACTTAGGTATTGAACATGAAGTAGTAGCAATTGCAGAGATAGATAAATATGCTTTAGCGAGTTACGAGGCAATTCATGGAGATTGTCCAAATCTAGGAGATATTAGTAGAATCGAACCAAACACGATTCCTGATCACGATTTATTTACTTATAGTTTTCCGTGTCAAGATATTTCAGTAGCTGGAAAACAAGCTGGGCTTGACATTGATAGCGGTACACGCTCAGGATTGCTATGGGAATGCCAAAAAGTGATTGCAACTAAAAAACCTAAGTATCTGCTTATGGAAAATGTCAAAAATCTTGTAGGTAAAAAGCATAAGCCAAACTTTGATAAATGGTTAGAGTGGCTAGAAAGTCAAGGTTATACAAACTACTGGCAAGTGCTCAATGGGCGTGTTAAATAGAAATATTTAATATTATTATTGCGGAATTAAGCGAGAAAGCTATAGTTTAAAACACTTATTTGTGGTATAATCATATTGTAAGTACCACAAAATAAAGGAGTGTCATTATGTTAAAACAAAATCAAAAAAACAAAAGATGGTCTAAAGAAGATGAGCAATTCATTAAAGATAATTATAAAATTATGACGGTGAATGAAATAGCTAAACATTTCAACGTATCCCCAAAAGCCGCTAGAGGTAAAATCGAGAGATTAGAACTAAATCTCCAATCTTTAAATAGAGGGTTAGCGGCTGTATG